TGGAGACCATGCACTCCACCTCACACCTTGCTCTACCCAGTTGTTAACAGCAGGCTGTCCATCAACATACATTCTAAATCCATCATCTGTATATCCTGCAAATGCTACTGTTGTAAACCATGAAGGAACTGTTATCTGTCCAGTAAATTTAACAACTAAATCCTCATATCTATTTTCACATACTGGAAGTTGCATATAGTTTGAGTTCCATGTGCCTGAGCATATTACAGATCCAGGGACTGCTGAGTTTCCACTTCTTAATAGGTTATAAACTGTGTAGGAAAGCCCAGTTCCCCCAGCACTATTTAATGCTTGTTGGGCTATTTGTAAATTAATATTGGCTATGCCAAGTGCATCATAAGCATCATTTTTATTTTCTAATGCCTGTTCAACAATTATTTCTTGTGAATCTACTGCATCTTGGGCTAAATTTTTTTCAGATAGTGCTTCTGCCTCTGCGTCTACAGCATCCTCATAATCCTGGAAAGCATCATCTCTTACATCTTTAAAATTTTTAGCGTACATAAACTTGTTCTCTGCTATATCAATCATGCCTATTAGACCATCTTTATAGTCTAATTTATTTACTGCGCTATTAAGGTTTTGAATTTCTTGCGCTGCAACTGTTAATGGATCGTCAGAGTTGGCCTCTGTTGGTGCTATAAATAACCATCCAAAAGCAAGTAAAATAACTGTAAATATACGCAAGAGTTTATTCAAGTGGTGGGCTCTCCTCTTGCTTATTATATCAAATTATTCAGTTAGACATAATAATATAACAAAAAAGGGAGCCAAGTTAATGGCTCCCTCAGTTGTTGGACTAATTACTTAACGTACTTAACCTTAGCCTTTGGATTCTTTGCATTCCACTGCTTAGCAAGTGCATTAAAAGCATCCTTAATTGACTTAAGTGCTACTGCATTATCTGCAGTCAACTTAGCGATTGTTGCATCCTTAGCAGCAAGAGCAGCATCTGAAGCAGTCTTTGCATCAGCAAGTGCCTTAGCAGAAGCAGCCTTTTCTGCTGCTAGAGCAGCATCTGCAGCAGCCTTTGCATCTGCAAGAACCTTAACATCTGCAGCCTTAGTTGCATCATGTGCAGCCTTCTCAGCAGCAAGGGCAGCAATGGCTGCATCCTTTGCAGCCTTCTCAGCAGCAAGTTCTGATACTAGATCACGAACTGTTACCTCAGCAAATGGCGCAAGTGTGCGAGCAGTTAAGCCAACTACATCTGCTGCTTCTGCTTCTCCTGCTGTTGTCGGAGCAAACATAATTAGTGCTCGTGTTCCAGTTGTTGGAAGCGTTGCAGAAAACTTTGCAACTCCAAAATCTGATAGTGTAGAACCAGTTGACGCTGTTGCTGAAGCAAGTGTTGCTGTAGCAGCAAATACTGTTGCAGTAATAGACTTACCAGAAATTTTGTTTCCAAATACGTCTGTTGCTGTAACTAAAATATCTTGCTTTGTTCCAGCAGCACCTGAAGCAGGCGCAGAAACTGTAAGATTATTAATTAGGCCAGCAGTACCCTGTACATAATATGTGACATCTGTGTGTAAAGCAGATACGATTGTTGCATTTGTTGTTACTACAGTAACTACTGTTCCTGTATCAACTGTTGCAACGAACTTAAGTGCATCTGTTACATCAATCTTGTTGTCTGATGGTACTGGCAATGCAGCAGGCGTAGCAATTGCTGAAGCAGATGACTTATCTGTATTTGCTGCTCCAAGAGTTACTGCGACTGTCATTACGGCAGCACTTGCAGGTGTTGCGACTACGGTGCCCAATGTCATGGCTGCAACCATGGCAAGAGCGATTTTCTTAAATGAATTCATTACTTCTCCTTGTTTGATTAAATTAATTTGTATTCATCTAGGAAATCTCTGATATCTTCAGGAATTTCCCTAGTTTCTAATTCTACCATATCCCTTTGCTTTTGTGCAAGTCGGGATGCAGTAGACCAGGTATGGATCTCAATTTCTAGGTTGGAATCCTTGCTGGTATGGGATATTGCTCCAAATACCGCCCCACAAACGGCATCTGCCAAGTCCTTAGATTTCTTGCGTGGGTGGTCAACTCTGTTATTTCTCATAATCTTGAGTTCGCTCATCTCTTCAAGCAATAAAGGAATCATTGGCATAGCAACTCTTTCTTCATATATCATCATTGCTAAATCTTCATAGTGTTTTTTAGCAACAGAAACAGTATCAGTTCTTATACCAACAGCCTTTAATTCATTTTGAATATCAAAAGACTGCCATCTATCGAACGATACCATTCCAATATTAAATCCTTCTCTGCGAAGGTTTTGTATCCATAGTTTTACCTCAGATAGATTGACTGGGCCTTCTACCTTTGGCTCCCACCAAGCAACGGCATCAACAATTACTATTGGTGCTACCTGCTCATAGTCTTTAATAACCTGAATATTAACCCACTTATCAACATGGGCAATAGCAACTGCACACTTGTCATGCTTTTGTGCAAGGTCAGCGTGAACATAGTATGTTTTATCTGGATCTGGAGTAAATCCAGGATCAAATCTTCTATGACTATCCACAGGATTTCTTAAGGTCATACATCTTTCTAACTTATCTTTTTGTTTAAAGAATGCATCAGATGAATATGTCGGGGTACAAAGGAAGCGCATCATTGCATCTCCCATATCCTTAAAGAAAGACATCTTAAAATCTTCAATACTTCTAGTAGGGTTTACTTCCCATGTAGGTCTTTTAAGGGCATACACTCTTGGTATTTTATAGGAAATAATTTGATCTTCTTCCCATACAATTTCAAGTTGATTGTCTGTATTATCATGTGGTAAATCAGGATTAATTATGTAAGTATGTCTGCGTTCTATTACATCTTTGTCCATGATTACATCATCATACCGCTTTGAAATAAAGTCACCTTGATAGCGTGGGAATGAAAGCAATACAACCTTGCCTAAGTCTGGGAAACGAGAGTCTACAGTACCGCTAAATGCTTTGTAGATATTCTCAGCAGTCTTACCTTGGTCATTTCCTGTTCCTACTTCAGAAGCAAAGCCAGAAATCTCATCAAGGACTGCCATTAATAAGTTCAAGCCCTCATGTGATTCACGCTCTGAGTGACCAGAATAAACAGTAATTGCCTTATCAAACTCAATAGAATCGGCTTTTGGATTGTATTTTCCAGCAAACCAAGGAGATTTTTCAATCTTAGTCTTAAAGCCTTTAAAAAATACGTTCTTAGCCTGTTGAGCATTTACTGCAACGTTAATAATATCTATAGCGTCTCCGCTTGGTTTTCCAAAATACTTGGCAGGATCTTTAAGGCAAAGTAACTTGTAAACAACATAAGCACAAGCAACAGTGGAAACAAAATCTTTACCGCTACCTTTGCCCAATTGTAAGATGATTTCATTTTTGGTGTATTTGTCATAGTATTTTGACCCTTCTATGTCACCCATTAATTCTTGCAAATCTTCTTTTTTATAAATCTGACTCATTGCTTCAACAATGTCATACTGAATTACAGATAAAGATGGTTGTCCTAAAAAGTCTGGAGACTCAACAAATGTCTTTGCATCTACAGGCGTTTCGTCAAAGTTGTTTTCCTTAAGTACTTCTAGGAAATCATTGAACATTGTGGACAACTGTAATCACTTCTCCTTCTTTTGCAAGGGTAGATAACCTTTGCATAATTAGGTCACGAACTTCGGGGTGTGATGATGCAATGTCTCTTAAGATTCCAACAAGTATCTCTTGTCGCTTTTCTATTTCTACAATTTCTTCAGCCAACTCTTTGTTTTCAAGTAGACCTGCTTTTTGCAACATATCAATACGTTTTGACTCAATATCCATTACAAGTTTAATAGCAGCAGTTTTTGCGCTAAGATTATTAGTCATAGATGCTTCATCAATAACCTCATATGACTTAGAAATTAATTTACTATAATGTGCATCTGCTCCAGCAAGTGCATCCTTTGCACGAGCACGAATAGCAGAGTTATTTGATGCAGACTCTTTCCATTCATCAAGGTGTGCAACTACTCTTACTCTTGCTATTGATAGATCTTTAGCAATTTTAGTTGGGTCGCTACCTTTTAGGTACTCAGTAACAACACTATTCATTTCATCAAGATGATTAATTAAATCTACCTCAGTTGACATTATATTTTCCTTCTAGTCGATTAATCTCATCTTTAATATAAAAGATTGCCTTTTCTAGGTCTTGAATTGTTTTGGCTTCATCTTTAAGTCCTGCTCTCCATAAATACTTAAAAGCATTTCCTACATTAAAGTTACGATGACGAGTAATTTGAATGCACTCAACTCCAGACGGATCTGATGTGTAGTGTCGTGGATGGTTAACTTGATCCACCGTTATGTGCAAGTTATCGCTCATCGCTTACTCTTCCTTAATCCAAACTTTGCAAGGTATACATATACAGTCTCCACTGTGCATCCACACTCCTTTGCAATCTCTTCTGGAGTCTTTTTATCCATAACATATCGTTTACGCATATAGACTTCCGATGTATATAGTTTACCAGCCATAGTATTATTTGTCAACTCCTATCGCCTTATCCCAGTTATGAATAGCCCAATGACCAATACCAGCAGCATCTGCCACATCATAATCTTCTATTTTCTTATCATAAACAATATCAAGCAGTTTAGTTGTTCTTTTCTTTCTAAAATCACGCTCATATGTTTTATACCAAGACAAAGACTTTCCAGGGTTTGCAACCCTTACCTGTTGTTGTTCTTCCTTAGATAGTCTCTTATTACCAAGATAGTTCTGCCATGTTATTGGAGATACCTTGCCTACCGTCCGAATACCGCACATTGCAGCAGCACCGAGCAGTGCTCCCTGAACAAGAGCAAGATCTGCAGCAGTCTTAGGACTATTCATAAAAACTGTATGCTCAATAACAATAGCATCAACATTAATAAAATTATTAAAAAATGCTCTAGTCTTAATAGCAGCATCCCCTACTTTTTCATAAATGTCTTTACCTTCAAAGTTAATCTTACCAACACTGTCTAATTTACCACCAATATAAATAGCAAAGGCAAGACTATTTGTGCTGGCATCTATAGCACAAATTCTTTCTGGCTTAGTCTTGTTCATAATCAAAAAACCCCTTTACTTCTTTTAACATTTTTGCAACTGCTTTTTCACTAACATTACAGTTAGAACAAAATCCTGAATCATTATAGATAGATAGTTGTACTTCACATCCACCAAGACACTTTCTAATTTTGCCTAATCTCTTTTGTCTTTTGGTTATTTGATATCTTTCAGCAATCTTATCTTTTGTAGCAAGATCTCTACACTCTTCGCTACAATAAATCTGATAACTTACTTTTGGTTTGAAGTGGTTTTCACACTCAAACCTATCACATCGTTTCACTCAATTCCTCCAGAGATGCAATCTTAATAACTCCCGCCTCTGCTTTATCGCAGTCTGACTTTAATGGGCAGTTCTTGCAAATCTTTGCATTTGATCTATAGTTTTTCATAGGAAGTTGTTTTTCTTCCCATGCCTTACGAACAACTCTCATCCATTCAAATGCCTGATCTATCCAATTGATATAGTTTTCATTAATTTGAACTGGTATAGCAAGTAATTCATGGTTATTTTTATTTTCGTAAACCAAAACACCCTTTGCTTTCTTAAGAACCTTCATATAAATAAGCAACTGAATTACGTGACCAGCCTTTGGCTTATTTGTTCTCTTTCTATATTCAAAAACCATTTCATTAGTTGTCTTTACTTCAACAACTACTTCTTCATCTTGCCACTTGACTAAACCATCTACCTTGCCATAAATAGGAGGATCTGATTCTCTTAAATCAAACTCTGTATCAATAAGAATTCCAGAGCCAGCAAATGCCTTTCCAAGAATACGCTCATGTGAAATAATTCCATTAGTCATATTTGCTACATCATATGGAGTATTGTTATCTTCAAAGTTGGCACCAGAAAATGCTAGGTACCAATATCTAGGACATTCTCCATGACCATATGCAATGGTAGATGGACCAAATGTTTTCTTCGTTTGAAACTTTGTACCACGATCTGCAAGGTACCCATTTTGAATAGTCTCGACAAATTTCTCTGTCTCAAATGAATCATTCTCTTCGGTAGGCTTAAGCATAATCTCTTTTAGTAAGTTCTTCGTCATTAGTAGTTTCCCTTGTTTTATCTATTATATCAGTTAACGCATTATGTACTTAAGCGCTGAGACCAAATCGTTAATTGCTTCTGCTGCTGTGTAGTAAATATTCTTTTTTGCTCTATCACTTTTGTCTACATTTGTTAACCAGGTAGCCTTGAATGACATTTTTGCTGCAATTGCCTGCAGCCTTACTATCTCTAGACTTGCCACATGTGGCGGGATGTCTGGCTTAATGATTAGTTTGGCAATCATTGTTAGTGCAACGGTTAACTCTTCATCCTGCATATAGTCTGCAATTTCTGCTAACCCATTAACCATATCAATAGTTGTTTGTCCTGATTCATTTTGCTGTGTCATCTTCATACCCTTCTGTTAATTGCTCTAGCATTTCTACTTCAATTACCGCCAGCCTTACCTTAGCATTGCCCTCGCCAAGAACAATAAAGATTGCTGGATCATTACCATTTCTAATAGCATCTGTAACTGCCTTAGCCCAAATATCTTTGTTTACTGTAATTCCTTTTGGATATTCCTTAAAGTCAACTGTAAAGTTTCTCCAAGTAGCATCACCTTTATGAGTGTTTCTGCCCGAGTTCTTATGCTGTTTTGCACCAAGCCTCTTGCTTTCTCCTCTTTCACTCATCCCCAAAATCTTTCTTCTTCTTTTTCTTAGCAACAAGTTCTACTCTTGATATATGCTTGTTCTGGCACATCCATGTAACGTCTCCAGTTTCATACCAAAATCTTGCTGCAGTTACATCTTGCTTACATTTTTGACAAATAAACTTTCCTGGAACAGGTAAAAATTTTTCTTCAGCCATTTGAAAGTTTCTTTTTCAAAGAATCTTGTAGATCAAGATCTTCTCTGACTCTATTGATAAACCCTTCTCTGCCTTGAACCTTAGTTCCATCTTCAAGTTGATACCAAGCACCAGTTCTTGTTACTAATCCTGCTAGTTCTGCAGTATCAACAAGATCACCAATAGCATCAATGCCAAGGTTATCGCCTCTAAAATAAAAGTCATACTCACCATTTTGAAAACCAGGAGATGTTTTAGAGAACTGTAACTCCCAGCGAACTTTGCGACCAATCTTTTCTTCAATAAGTTTGTCACCAACATTAATCTTCCCCTTAATTGCTTGATTGTCTGATTCTGAAGAAAACAACTTAATAACCGTAGAGGAATAAAACTTAGTAGCCTGACCACCAGTAGGCTGCTGGCTAGTATACATAGCACTAATATTATTACGGCTTTGACTAATAAGTACAAAAAGAGTTGGCTTAACTTTATTATTGGCATAATTAATCATCTTCCAAGCATTGCTGAAGTCACGAGACTCAGCACCAATTTGCTTAGTATTTTCAAGTTGCTTAAGTTCATCTGAATCCTTTTCAAAATAAATTGCTGGTAGCAATGATGTAATACTATCAACAACTACCATATCTACACCAGCATTCATAAGACTAGTACCAATATCTACCATTTCATTAATTGTTCTACATTGTGAAACAATTAATTTTGATGTGTCTACCCCAAGTTTTTCTGCCCATGCCTTGTCGTATGACATCTCAGCATCAATCCATGCACAGATCTTTCCTTCTTTCTGTGCTAGGCCAATCATCTGAAGGCATAGGGAAGACTTTGCAGAAGACTTAGAGCCCCAGATAAGCACTTGACGACCATATGGTAGCCCACCGTTTAGTGCACGATTAAGACCAAAACTAGGAGTTTGAGCATACTGTGTTGCTGGAATTGTATCTCCAGCCATTACTGTCTTTCGTAATTTTGGATTTAGTTGTGCCAACACATCTTCTATTGTTACTGCCATTAGAATCTTACCCCATGTTTTTCTGGACGAGTTTTATTAAACTCTACCTTTTCTACTAGTGCATGGTCTAGTGATAGTTTTGTGTACCCTGCGTTTACCACTCCAGCATAAAGATCTAGTGTGCGAATAAGAATATCTGCAAACTCTTTTGTGATTTCTTCCTCACCCTTATCTTTACGAATTGCTTCCATGACCTCAGTTACTTCTGAAACAATCATCATACATTGCTTAGCAATAAATATATCATCAACTTCTTCTTCTGGTGGCCAAAAGCCTTTATTTATTGCGTCTTTATGTAATTCATCTGCTAACTGATCAAACATTCGATACATCCTCCATAATCACTGTTCCATCTTTTGTTTTGCCAAACTTAAAGTTATAAACATTTCCTGCTTCAATACTCATGTATGCTTTTGCAAATGAGGTTGGGAATACAGTAATAGCGTGTAGTTCTCTACCAGAATCTGCTAGTGTAAGGGATGCCATTTTCTTTCCAGTCTTTGTAATTCTTGGCTTAAATGAAACGACAAAGTGCTCTCCCTCTTTGAATGGAAGCATTTTATAATTCAAGAATTTAACTAAAGCATCCTTTGATTCTTTTACTTCATCTGCTGGAACTGCTGAAACAATTCTATTATCGTTAACTAATACAATGTATGTACGCCCAGCCTCAATCGTTGTATTTTCATCATCAAAAATACCAACAGATCCTGTTTTATCTAACAACTCTACCCTTGACCAACCTTTGCTTCTCTTAATTGATTTTACCATACCCATTAAAATGAAGGCTCCCTTTTCCTCATACTCTTCTACATCATTTAAATATGCATAATAGTGTTGTGGAATAGAAGTATTAAACTCAGGAAGATTTAAATACTCATACAAGTTTTCTTTTACTTCATCTGGATTGGCAGGATGATCTGGAAAAGTCAATGCTCCTACAGATCTCATAGCATTTAATGCACGAGTGTTTACGCCGTTACCCTTTGTAAAAGTAAAATCTTCTACTTCTTTAAATGTTTTAAAAGGTCTAGCCTGTATATATCTATCTGCAATGGTATCAGAGATAAACTTAATGGCTGATAAACCAAATCTTATTCCTTTACCCTCAATTTTAAAATCTTTATCTGAATCATTAATATGAGGCAGTTTGACTGGTATGCCCATTCTCTTTGCTTCAATTAAGTACTCTGTTCTAGTATCTTTATCTTTTTCATTCTTTAACAAAGCAAACATAAACTCTAGAGGGTAATGATACTTTAACCACGCCGTCCAATACGAGAGCGTAGAGTAAGCAACCGCATGAGACTTGTTGAACGAGTATCCCGCATGTGCTTCAAAGTCATGCCATAGATCAAGAGCCTGATTGGGAGCAATATAGGCAGAAGCACCTTTGATAAACCTGTCTTTGAACTCATCAAAATCCTTAGCATCCTTCTTCTTTCCAATGATCTTTCTAACTTTATCTGCTTCCGACATGGACATACCGCCAAGTTGTACGCATGTTTGCATAACTTGTTCTTGGTAAAGAATGCAGCCATAAGTATCCTCCGTAAATTCTTTTAAGATACTATGAGTATAGTCAATGTTTTGACGACCATGCTTGCGAGCAATATAGTCTTTACCAATTGTATTCATAGCACCTGGGCGAACTAGAGCATTTGATGCAGCAAGTTCTGATAGATTTTTTACACCCATCTTAATTAAAAGATTGGTATAGGGTGCTGCTTCACATTGGAAGACACCCTTTGTATATCCATCAGAAAGCATCTGATAAACATTTTTATCGTCCATATCAATCTCTAGTAGATTAATCTTTTTCTTATCTCTTTCTTGGATCATGTCTAAAGTATCTTTGAGTACACTAAGAGTTTTAAGTCCAAGTGCATCAATTTTAATTAGACCAATCTTTTCTGCTTCTTCCATATCTACGGCAACAACTGGAATTCGTGTATCGCTTCCAGTAACAGAGCGTGTCTCTAGTGGGGCATACTTAAATATTGGATCCTTGCTAGTAACAACACCAGCAGCATGGATACCAGTTCCTCTAATACGACCACGGAGTTGGTCTCCGTATAGTTCTACTTCTGGATACTTTTCTCTAAACCAAGCAGCATTTCTTGAACCACAGTAGTCATCCCAAGTATCTACAGTTTTAAGAACCTTGTTAACATCTGGCAATGGAATGTTAAGTGCACGAGCAACATCTCGCACAACACCCTTATCTTTAAACTGTAAGAAAGTAGCAATAGATGCAACGTGTCTATACTGTCTAACTAGATAGTCTTTAACTTCATCACGTCTTGAATCTTGAATATCTGTATCAATATCAGGAAAGTCATTACGTTCTGGATTAATAAATCGAAAGAACAAAAGTCCGTGTTCTAGTGGATCAATATCTGTAATACCAAGTGTGTAGCAAAGCAAAGAACCAGCAGAAGATCCACGTCCTGGACCAACCATAATGTCTTCCTTTTTTGCCCAATTAAGCATGTTACGAACTACCAAGAAGTATGGTGCAAAGTTTTTATCATTAATAATTTTTAACTCTTCATCAAGTCTGTCAACATAGTCTTGCTTACCCTCAAGACCACGTTCTTTAAGTCCTTCCATAGCAAGTTTCTTTAACTCTAAACCTGGCTTTGGATATTGTACTGGTAGCAGATTTAGTCCTTCTTTAATATCATAGTCTTCTACTTTATTAGCAATCTCTATAGTAGATGTAAACATGTCTTCACGATCAATACCCTGCTTTAGCATGGCAGCCTTCATCTCTTCATATGAAAGCAAATGAATGTCAAACTTGTTAAAACTCATCATTCTGTTCTCGCCATAGAGATAATCAAGTCTATCCATAAAAGTTTCTTTTTTCTTAGACTTCTCATAAGTTGCATCTTTTTCCAACTTAGCATGTGTATTAAGAATAAGCATTAACTCTTGAATTTCTTTTTGACTTGAATCAGAGTGATGACAATCTGGAGTTACTACAATCTTGATTTGCATTGCATCAGCAAGTTCAATAATGCCTTTATTAATTTCAGGAGAGTTATGTGGCATTACTTCAATATAGTAGTCATCACCAAACTCATCTTTGAACCATTGCATATGTCGCTTTGCAGTTGCTAGTTCACCTAGTTCTACCGCCTTGGCAATCCAACCACTAAGGCAGCCAGATGTAACAACAAGTCCTTCTTTATACTTTTTTAATACATCAAAATCAAATCTTGGCTTACTAAAGAATCCTTCTGTCCAAGCAATTTCATTAATCTTATTTAGGTTTTCTAGACCTATTTGATTCTTAGCGAGAAGAACTATATGATGATAATTCAGATCAAGAGGATCAGTGCGTTCTGCCTTTGCTCTCTTGTCATTCATATCTCTTGTCATATAGCCTTCTACGCCAAGAATTGGTTTGATGCCCTTTGCTTTTGCAATGCGGTGCAGTTCCCTATGCCCAGATAAAGAACCATGATCTGTGATAGCCAATGCTGGCATACCAAGTTCAACTGCTCGGTTAACGTATTCTTCTGGAGTAGCAACACCATCCATCAAGGAATAGTGTGTATGGACATGCAAACCTACGTAATTCATCTATTACCAGTCAATATTTGTGCTGGTAGCAGATGGAGTGTCAAATCCAAAGTAGAATGCTTCTTGCTCTGGATAAGGAACCTCACGAACAACCTTATCTAGGTTGAAAAATTCATAACCGTCCCACTTGAATGGCTCTGAATCTGGTACATTTGGAATAAGAGTGTAATTAGTTTCAGTTCCCTGACCATTACGCTTTAATTTCCACTGTAAGTTTGAGATGCTTCCTGTTTCAAGAGCATACTCACGAATTGTATTAAATGCAGATTGCTTGCTAATGCCTTGTGACCAAACAGCAATATAAGCATCTTCTGTTCCATCATCTACCAAAACATTTGTGTAGAATCGTAGACGTGCTCTCCATCCAGACTTAGGCTCTTTACGTGCCATTTCACAACCAAAGCAACGTCCTTCAGATTCCTGTGTACATGCTGCCTTGCGCTTATAGTCCTTTGGATTTGTATGTTCTGAACACACTACCGCTAATCCACGATCTTCATTATAGTTTGCTGAGTCTTGATCTAACTCGTTAACGAATCTAATCTTTGCTGCTTGTCCGTCTGCTAACTTAACCCAACGAACTTTTGTTCCAGTACCTTCGTATTTTGGTTTGTCGACTAGGGCGTTGATGTTTTTTAATCCCTTTACAATAGTCATCTTTTTCTCCTTATATAAGTGTTTTTATTATTTTAGCATAGAGTCTATAACATTGTCAAACTGAAACTCTAGTTTTCTAATTTCATCATCTGTCATATCGCCTATGTCTTTATATTTTTTATCAGGTGAAATAACTGTGACTAAGTTGCCCATCTTTTCAGTAAGCCTCTCAGACATAATTGCTCCAGCCTCATCATTGTCTGCTACTAGTACGACACCCGTAAAGTACCGTTTCAAAAGTTCAATCTGGCTTGATGAAACATTTGCCCCTAGGGTAGCAACCGCAGGGAAACCTACTTGATCTAATCTGATAGCATCAAAAGAAGATTCAACAACATAAACAATCTTTGATGCTTTTACTCTGTGAAGATTAAATAATATCTTGCTCTTTGGAAGACCTGGAGTATTTTTAAACTCTTTGCCCTCAACAGTTCGTGCAACAAACCCAATAGACATACCGTCTGGTGACTGCATTGGAATAACTACAGAATCTTGTTTTTCTGAATAACCAAGATCAAACTTTATAACTGACTCTTTGGTAATTCTACGACCTTCAAAGTAAGTCATTGCTCTTGGTGAATCAATTGCTTGCTTACATAGTCTTTTAATTAACAACTCGTCATACTGAACAAAGTCAGGCATTTGGTGCAAAGCCTTATTAACAACTGCCTCAATGTTTGTTTCTGTCTCTTTGCTTTTAATAAACCTAACAGTTTCAAAGTATGTTCTATTAGTCATATGCATAATTAACTCAATTAGGCTTCTTGTTGTTTGGCATCCAAAACAAAAAAACAATCCAGACTCTTTTGAGACTTCTCCTGCTGGAGTTCTATTATTATTATGATAAGGGCAAAAAATTATATAATCAGTTCCATACTCAGCCTCTATGTCAATTCCTGCACCAGTTATGACTCTGTGTATTTGTTGTGTTGTATATAATTCTTTAGCCATTTTTGTCTTCAAAATCCTTGTATCTGTAATATCCCTTATCAAAGTCTGCTTGTACTAAAAAGTCTCCCATAAATCCATTACGGTTTTTTCTAAATGCACACTCAATAATATCACTATTCGTGCCACGACCAAGTGCTAAAACCCAGTCAGCATCATAAGCAATCTGTCTAGACCACGCTGTTTGTCCTAAAGTAGGAACAGTACTTAAATCTTTTACATCATCAGGTGTTGCAGAAGAGATTGCCATAATAGGAACTTCTTCACTAATAGCCATAAGTTTAAGTTCACGAGAAAGGTTCTTCATTCGTACCGTTTCGTTATCTGACTTTTGATTTGGACTCATAAGTTGTAGGTAGTCTACAATAACAAAGTCTGGCTTGTACTGATCAATCTTTCCACGAATTACAGAAGGAGTAACTTCTCCACCTTGATCATTTGAAATAATATGAAAGTGTGGTCTACCCTGAAGTTTACTTTCATGCCACTTCTTAAGCATGTCCATTTCAACATCACCATTAGAAAGTTTTCTATGTGACCAAAGACCTTCACCCATAATAGTAAAAGCACGGTTACGAACTTCTGTTTCTGACATTTCAAGGCTGATAATTAGCGGTGTCTTGCCCTGCTTCCAAGCCTGTACAGCAAAGTAGAGAGCAAGCCATGACTTTCCAATACCTGGATAAGCAAGGAACACGCCTAACTGTCCTGGCATAATTCCAGAAGGTAGATAGTTATCAAATCCTGGAAGTCCAGTCTTAATACCAATATGTCCAAGTGCTTGTTGCTTTTTTAAATTTTCAAAGTATGAAATAGCAGAATCAATATCTGTAGCATCAATATCACGAATAGAGGATGTGTTCTTCTTTAACTCTGAAGTCTTAGTAATAAGTTCTTCTAGTGCCTTAGATCCTTCACCCTGTTGTATTTCAGATGCAGCATTACGGATAATATCTTTAAGGCTGTCATTTAGATATTCTACCTGTAATTCATCTAGGTGATGCTTTGTTGCTCCTATACCCTCGGCTGGTACAAAGTCTCTAAACTTTTCTACAACCAAAGATGTTGGTGGAACAGTTCCATTTGCTTCAGAATAATTTCTAATAAAGTTCCACACATCGTTATGTGTTCTTAATAAATTATCTACGTTTGCTTGTAAAAGAACGTGAACTTGCTTATCAGTTAAAACAGCAGTGATTAGTTTTGCCTCTGTATTATTCACTTAACCACTCCTTTGCTCTGGCCCTACGCTCTATTCGTTCTTTATCATCTTGTTCTTTATCAAGTTTACCATTAAGGATTTTTTCTGCATTGTATGCAAAGAAATTCCAAGTTGGATCCTGTGCAATACTAAAGTAATACTCAAGTAAGTCATAGCAAGCAGAAATCCCATAGGACTCAACAAGAGCATCAGATGCCCACTGCTCAACGTTTAAGTTGATGTTAGACTTTTTCTCATATCTCTGCAAGTAAAGTTTGTTGTAGCGACTGAGCAAAGCCATTCGGTCTTTGCGTTCAGCCACTCTACTCTGCTACGATTTCGGCTTTTGCTTCGTTTACTTTTTCGATTACTTTGTTTTCAACAAATGCATAGATGCGATCCATAGCCTCATTTGTTGTCTCGCCTTCACGAGTGTAATCAACAACACCAAGATCAACTCTTAGTGATTGAAAGTTACCCAGGTTAAGCGTGTATCCAAGTGTTGCAGATACTTTTGTGTTTTGTCTTTCAATAACGTTCTCTGTAATTTCTTCCACCATTGCCTCCATTAATTAATGCTCTCATTCCAAATTGGAATAAATCTTCCATCTTCAGTTCTTGTATAAACCAGTATACCATCGCCAGTTCTTCGTGTCAACTCTTGACTCGTAGGAGTCATGTTGTTTGTTATTAAATTATCTTTTCTTGGTCTTCCAATATGTATACTTGCAAGTATATCACGTATCTCTTTTACTTGCGATTCAGAGTAGTATGCTCTTACTTGCCAATGACGTACCCCGTTTAATTGAGAACCCATTGGTGGAGGAATGACTCCTCGTTTAATTAATAATGGAAAATATTTTCTATGCCTATTGACAAGTTTAGCAGTTTCTGATACAGTATATGCTTTTTGTCTATTCTTTCTAAAGTCAGAACGG